TTGCGACATAGTGACGCTACTGCCTATGTACTCTCAAATTATACTATCTCCAGGTCCATTAATTTTGAAACTTAGAACTCTTCTAAAAGACTATAAGGTTGAAGATTATTTATTATTATCTGGTGATCCTGCAGTTATTGGTGTCGTATGTTCTGTTGTTTCAGATATAACTAATGGAAAATACAAACTTCTTAAATGGGACAGACAAGAAAAAACATATTATCCGATCGAAATAAATATTTTTCAAAACTAGGGTTGACAAAATTTATAAGTATCCTATATATCTAGGTATGAAAGAGAGGAATAAATAATATGTCAATTAACTTAAGACAAGATGCTCCTGATCAAAGCAATATAATAGATCCAAAAAAACTATCTGAAGAGGTTGAAAAATTAGTATCTATTCAACGACAGATAAAATCCAACGAAGATAGAATTAAAGATTTAAAAGAAGACGAGAAACATTTTAGTACAGTCGTTATTCCAAAACTAATGGAAGAGATGAATCTAAAAAGTTTAAAGTTACAAGATGGTTCTGAACTGTCTGTAAAAAAAGTCTTCAGCACCACCATGAAAGCTGATAGAAAAGGTGAGTGCGTACAATGGCTTCGAGACAACGGCTTAGGTGATATTATAAAAAATAATATTACAGTATCATTTGGTCGTGACGAGGAAACCAAGGCTGCAGAATATGCTACCCTTGCAAAGGGACAGGGCTATGAACCTACTCAAGAAGAGAAGGTTCACCCGTCCACTTTAAGAGTAGTGATGGAGGAAGTTCATACTAAAGGTAAAGAAATTCCTGCTGATCTATTTTGGACGTTTGATGGAAATCAAACTAAGATAAAAAGTAAGTAATAATAAACGATAACCCAATAGGATATATATGAGTACACAAAGTACAATGGTCAAGAAAGATGATGCAGGAGCATTATCAACAATCAACCTAAGAGCAGACTCTGGTAAAGGGACTGAAGAGATGCAATCAAGTGATAGGTCAACACCTATCTTGAAAATCCTTCATCAATTATCTCCAGAATGCAATTCAAGAAGTGCAAAGTACGTTGAAGGCGCTCAACCTGGAATGATTTATGCATCCAGTTTTGGTAGTTTAGTCAGCGGTGAGAAAGGTTTAGATATAGTTGTATCTCACTTTCAAACTAGGTACCCTGAATGGCAAGAAAGAGGAGATAGTACCGCAGCACCAGTAGGAACACACCTTAACCCACCAGCAGATGCTGTTGAGGAAAAAGGTGGTAGATATAGATTATCTAATGGTAACTATGTAGAGAAGACAATGTACTTCTATGCAATAGCTATTTTAGAAAATGGATCTAGATCTGCTGTAATACCTATGAGGTCTTCTAACTTAACTCCAGGAAGAGATTTGAATGATATGATTTCAAATTTAAGAATGGTAGACGCTAAAGGTTCGTTTCAACCTGCATCTTTTACAGCTGTGTTTAAATTAAAAACAGCAGGTAAGAGTTGGGGAGATAAGAACTGGCATGTGTATAAGCCTTCTTTTGTAAAAATGTTAGATGTTGTGTCTAGCCCTGAAGATGCTGAGTTATACCAAGCAGGTCAAAAGTTACAGAGAGAAGTATCTAAAGGTTCTACTCAACCTAAGTACGAAAAGGTTGAAGCTGATAAAACTAAAAAAGATATTATCTAATCCCTTTAGGGACACTTGCAAGTGGAGGTGGCGTCGGGAGACTAACGCCACCTTTTAATACAAAAAACAAACTTTGACAGGATTGTATGAAAGATTATATAAAATATTTTGAGGGCTTAAAAAGAAATTATGGAGTATGTAAAACCAATGAAGGTTATATAGACTCAGAAACAGGTAAAAAAAGATACCCACATGAATGGTCTGGTATTCCTGTTACACAAATAGACTATGAAGAACATTTAAAAGGAAACAAATCTATTGGAATTCAACCTTGTACTGACGAAGGTAAAGCAAGGTTTGGTGCTATTGATGTAGATAAGTATCCTATAGATAGACAATTTTATTTAAAAATTATTGAAGAGAAAAATCTCCCAATAATTCCTGTCCTGTCAAAAAGTGGTGGACTACATTTATATGTGTTCACCACTGAATACGTTAAGGCAAAAGAGATAAGGGAATTTTTGGAACAAGTTTTATTCTTATTCAAGCTACCAATCAATACAGAAATTTTTCCAAAACAAACTACACTTGGAGAAAATGCTGATGGAGCAAAAACAAACGGTAACTTTTTAAACTTACCTTACAATAATAAATCTAGAAGAGCATTACTTCCAAATGGTGAAGAGATGGATTTAGATATGTTTATAAAAGTTGTTATTGCAAATGCTCAAACTAAAGAACAGCTAAAAGGAATTAATGAAAAAATAATTAAAGATGAATTGACAGGGGGAGATAAAGAGTTTGATGATGGCCCACCTTGTTTAGGAATTTTAACTAAAGAAGTAATGAAAGATGGTAGAGATAGATTTTTATATAACTACATGGTTTTTGCTAAAAAAAAATATCCAGATAAGTGGCAAGGAAAAATTATAGAAGCTGCTAGAAAATATTTTGAGTTTGATAGTAACTGGACTGACATTCATGTTAATGCAAAGGTAAAAAGTTGGAGTAAAGATACCAAAGGACATACTTGTAATGATCCTTTAATAGCACCTGCATGTGTAAAATCAGTTTGTGTAAAAAGAAAGTTTGGAATTATATCTGATAATAAACCTAGATGGCCTATGTTATCAGCTTTACAAAAATTAAATATAAAACCAACGCCAGAATGGTATTTTACTATAGAGAAAGAAAATGGAGAAACTAAACAAATACATGCTAAAAATATTCACAAGATAGAAAGTCAAAAAGAATTAAGAGCAGTAATAATGGAGCAAGCTCATGTAGTTCCGCCTCAAATAAAAGGTAATGACTTTCATGAAATTATAAAATCTTTATTTGAAGGAAATAAAATAGATGTTCTTGAACCAGCCGAAGGTACAAATCCATCTGATGTGTTGATGAATCATTTACATAGATACATTAATGAACCAGCAGCAAAACAATACAGTTCATTTCAAAGTGGTAGACCTTTACTGGATGATGACCATGCATACTTTTTATTCACTTCATTCTATGATGATATTAAAACTTATGAGTGGAAAGAGTCTTCAGCTAAAACTTCTTTAATGATTAAAGATTTATTTCCAAGTAAAAATCCAGAAGAGGAAGCTAAGTTTGATCACAGTAAAAGATTTCCAGGTAAGGATTCAAAGAGTAAAATATTTCCTCCATTAAAAACTCTGAGACTACCTTTGAAATTCTTTGAAAAGGATGAAGATGTTCATGAGACAGTAGAGTTTAAAAGTGAAGAAGATATTATATGATTTATAAATACTATGGACCACCAGGAACAGGTAAAACTTATAAATTAATTAGTAGAGCTAAAGCTTATGCTAGAACAGGTGTACCTTTACATAAAATAGGATACTTTGCTTTTAGTAGAAAGGCAGCAGGAGAAGCTAAAAAAAGAATGCCTTCAGATGACAAGAACTTACCTTACTTTCAAACACTACATGCATTTTGTTTTCATTTTTTAAAATTAAAAGAACAAGATATTATGCAACCTTTTCATTATGAAAACTTTGGTAAGAAAATTAATATTAAAGTTAAGTACGTAGATAAATATAATAAAGATGAAGTAAATTTTTTAACTTGTGACAATCCTTATTTTCAAATAATTCACAAATCGATTAACAGATGCACAACCATAGAAGAAGAATACGATTTAAATGAACACAACGGTAAAGATATTAAATGGTCTACTTTAAAATACATTAATGATAATTTAAAAAACTATAAAGATAAAAAAAAGCTATATGACTTTAATGATATTGTAGATTTAACAATTAAGAAAAAAGATGATCCAGATTTTCCAACTTTTAAAGCTGTATTTATAGATGAAGCTCAAGATTTATCACCTCTACAATGGAAATTATTTGATGTATTAAAAACAAAAGCAGAAGATATGTACCTGGCTGGTGATGATGACCAAGCTATTTTTGCCTGGGCTGGTGCAGATGTAGATAGATTTATACAAGAACCTGCGAAAGAAAGAGTTTTAATGTACTCAAAAAGGATCTCTTTAATGGTCCAGGAAGAGTCACAGAAGCCTATTGAGAGAATTATGGGCATCAGGAAGCAAAAAAACTATTATCCTCGTGATTTTGTCGGAGAATCGTCTGAAATAGCTAATTTAGGTCAAGTAGATTTAAACAAAGGAAAATGGTTAATCTTATCAAGAACGATATCTAGACTTATGAAAGTAGATGAAGAACTTAGAAAGAAAAATTTATTTTTTGAAACCAACAAAGGTAAAAGTTTAAAAGTATCTTTGTACAAAGCAGCAATGAATTATGAATTGTGGACTAAAGGAAAAATATTAGAAGACAAAGTTATAAAAGATATAAATGAATATATAGAAAATCCTCAATGGGATCATATGACAGGTTGGTATGAAGCTTTTACATTAGCTGATGAAAAAGAAAAATTGTATATAAAAAATATGTTAGATAACGGAGAGAATTTAAATGAACCTGCAAGAATATGGTTGTCCACTATACACGCAGCAAAAGGTGGAGAAGAAGATAATGTAATTCTATGTTTAGATATGGGAGATAAGATTCTTAAAGCAATTAAAAAGAGTCAGAACAAACAAGATGAAGAACATAGAGTTTGGTACGTAGGAACTACTAGAGCAAGAAATAACCTGTATAAATTAAAAGCAAAAATAAAAAGAAAAGGATACCAGCTATGACACATAAAGATATGTTTGAAGATACATTTCCACAAAATAAACAAATCGGTGGATCACATTATAAAAATTTTAAAATTCAACCCTATGAATTTATATCACACAACGACTTGAGTTTCTTTCAAGGTTGTGTTATTAAATATGTCTGTCGTTACATGAACAAAAATGGAATACAGGATTTAGAAAAAGTAATTCATTATTGTGAATTAGAAATTTTAAAAATGAAAGACCTTAAAAAGAAAAAATGATTATACCTCAAACTGAGTGGTTACAACCTACAGAATTTCCTGATCTATCAAAGCATAAAGAGATTGCTATTGACTTAGAAACAAGAGATCCAGATTTAAAAAGTAAAGGTTCAGGAGCCATCATAGGTAATGGTGAAGTTGTAGGTATAGCTGTAGCTGTAGAAGGTTGGAAAGGTTATTATCCAATAGCTCATGAAGCAGGACCTAACATGGAAAAGAAAAAAGTTTTAGAATGGTTTACACATGTTTGTGAAACTCCTGCTACCAAAATATTTCATAATGCAATGTATGACGTATCTTGGATAAGACATTTAGGTATAAAAATCAATGGTTTAATAATAGATACCATGATTGCATCATCATTGATTGATGAGAATAGATTCTCATATACTTTAAATTCAATGTCATGGAAATATTTAAGTAAAGGTAAGAATGAAGCTCTGTTAAATAAAGCAGCTAAAGAAAGAGGCTTAGATCCTAAAGCAGATATGTGGAGACTGCCAGCTATGGAAGTTGGATCTTACGCAGAACAAGATGCAGTTCTTACATTAGAGCTTTGGCAAAAATTAAAAGAAATAATTAAAGAGCAAGATCTTAAAAAAGTTTTTGATCTTGAGACTGAACTGTTTCCATGTCTTGTTGACATGAGGTTTTACGGTGTAAAAGTAGACGTTCAAAAAGCTCATACACTGAAGACAGCATTAGCATTAAAAGAAGAAAACTTAATCCACCAAATAAAAATAGAAACAGGAATAGATATTCAACTAATGGCTGCAAGATCAATTGCACCACTTTTTGATAAATTAAATTTAGAGTATTCCAAAACTGAGAAATCAGGCGAACCATCCTTTACTAAAAATTTTCTTGTAAATCATAAACATCCTGTAGTTAGAATGATAGCAGAAGCTAGAAAAATAAACAAGGTTAGGACAACTTTTATAGACTCTATTATTAAACATGAACACAAAGGACGTATTCATGCAGATATAAATCAAATTAGATCTGACGATGGAGGAACAGTTACCGGAAGATTTTCTTATTCTAATCCTAATTTACAACAGATACCTGCTAAGGATCCAGAAACAGGACCTTTAATTAGATCTTTATTTATTCCAGACAAAGGTTGCAAGTGGGGTACGTTTGACTACTCGCAACAGGAACCAAGACTTGTAGCACACTACTCATTACAATTTGAATTACCTTCTGTTAATACTATTGCAGACTCATATGAAAATGATCCTAATACAGACTTTCACAAAATTGTAGCAGATATGGCTGAGATACCTAGATCACAAGCTAAAGTAATTAACTTAGGTCTTTTTTACGGTATGGGTAAAGCTAAACTTATGAATGAATTAGATTTAACAAAAGATAAAGCTGAAGAATTATTTAAAAAATATCATGAGAATGCACCTTTTGTAAAACAACTTACTAACAAAGCAATGAATGCAGCAGCTAGTAAGGGTGTAATTAAAACCATATTGGGTAGACGTTGTAGATTCCCTAAATATGAACCTGTACTTAGAGGTGACGATTGGGGAACTTATGTTCCTGCAGAAGATGAAGAACGTATGAAAGAACTTCAAGATATGGGTCCAGTATTAAAAGATTTTGAAGAAAATATTATTAAAGATAAAGAAGGTAAACCTAAGAAAAACTATTGGCATAACAATCCAACTAGAAGAGCTTTTACTTACAAAGCTTTAAATAAATTAATTCAAGGTAGTGCTGCCGACATGACTAAAAAAGCCATGGTAGAGTTGTATAAAGAGGGTTTACTGGCTCATATACAAATACATGATGAATTAGATTTTTCTGTAGAATCAGAAGAACAGGCTAAAAAAATAAAACATATTATGGAAACTGCAGTAGATCTAGAAGTACCTAACAAAGTAGACTAT